AGAGCGCCGAAAAAAATTAACCAACCAAAGCGTGAAGACTTTCAGACCGATGAAGACTATCAGGACGCGCGAGCCGACTACCGTGCCGACAAGCGCGAGGCTGACAACAACGCTCGGTTCCAACATGCTCAGCGTAAGGAGCAACAGAACACCGCTCAGATCGAGATCAACAGCAACGTGGACAGTCACTATGAACGTGCTGTCACACTGGCTGAGGCTTCTGGCATCTCCGATGAGCAGTACAGCTCCTCTGATGGTCGTGTCCGTGATGCATTCCGTCAGCGCTTTGGTGACTCCGGTGAGGCGATCGTCGATAAACTGATCTCGGATCTCGGTGGATGTCCTGATGGAGAAGTTCAACGAGGACGGCACAGGCATGCGAGCAGGCATGTATCTGGCAACCCTCAACTCAGAGCTGAGCGCTCCGAAGAGACGCAGGTCAAAAGCTCCGGCACCATCGGCTCGTGTGCAAGGTGACAAGACTCCGAAGCAGGGCGAGAAGGCACTGAGGCGAGCGTATGATGCTGAAGACGGTAAGAGTGACCTGACACAACGCTTCGCTATTCGTAAGAAGGCGCGTGAAGCAGGCATCGATGTATCAGACTGGTAGGCGGTCTGTTGTGAGCATGGATGCTTGCATTTATAATATTTAAGCGCAAAGAGAGTCCTCACCATTCAGGATAAGACTGGGTTAGAAAGACATCGATTCACACGAGTAACATGTGAAATAACTTTTTGGTATTTAGTTACCACGATATTTTTATAACTTAGCTACTATGAGGATTTAATCATGGCTAAAACAGGCAAAATTGTAGAAGTCTTATTTGAGAAGGCTTTGGAAACATACGAGCATCAAATGCAGATGCTTTCCCTTGTTGAGCGCTTCGAACCCGATTCAGGTGACATGCAGAACTCCGGTGTTGGCGGTCAAGACACTGGTAAGTTTGGCGGTGGCGTTGTTTGGCGTCCGACTCAACAGCATGCACCAATCATCGAAGGTTGGGATATGACCGGTAAAGAGACCGATATCGTTGAAGAAACGTATCCGGCGATCTTAACTCCACCTAAGAACGATATCTTCAAGCAGACTGCAGACGACTTACGTGACATGCAGTTCTGGGAGCGCCGTGGTATCCAGTCAGGTAAGCGTCAAGCTACCGAGCTGAATCGCATCATCGCTCAGGCTATCGCACTTCAGGGTTCTCTGTTCTATGAGACTGACAAAGCCAACGGCTACGAAGCCATCGGTGTTGGTCAGACTATGCTGAACGAGCGCCAGAAGCTGAAGGACGACACACGTTTCTGTGTACTGAATGACCGTGACACGCTGAAGTATGCCGGTGATCTTGCAGGTCGTCAGACCTTACAAGGTCGTCCTGAGCAGGCTTGGGCAACTGGTCAAATCGGTGCAAACGTGGCTGAGTTCGATGTGTACACAGGTTCATTCCTGCCAACACTTGGCGTAGCCGGTACAGTCACTGATGGTGCTATCGCATCATTGTCTGGTGCTCCACTGTCAACATCTGGTGACTCGTTCATCCCTGCCGGCGGTACTGTGGATGCAACTACTGGTGCAGTAACCAACGTCGATTATCGCTCAGGCGTGTTGAACCTGACTGATGCTACTGGCGTAGTGGTTGGCGGTAAGTACACCATCGCAGGTCTTAACGCTATCGGCATGGCTGACAAGAATGACACAGGTCAGTTGATGACCTTCACTGTCATCGATGTTAGCACTAACGCTGTGACTGTCTATCCGAAGCCAATCATCGCCGGTTTGATTGATACCAATGAGCAGGATCTGTACCGCGCTTACGCGAACTGTACTGGTACTCTGGTTGGTGCTGATCTGACTCCATTGTCAGTGACTGGTGGTAAGCAGAACATCTTCGGCGCTAAAGGCGCAATCGAAGTGACTTCTGGTGACGCACCTATCCAACTGTTAAATGAGTTGGGTGGCATGAAGGTGATCAGCTCTACCATGAGCAACGGTCAGAAAATGTACATGGCTTACGATGGCAACATCTTAGACCTGTCGTTCACCTGCCGACTGTTCACTTGGTACGGCGTTACAGTGGCAGACCCACAGGCTTGTGGTAGTTTCACAACTAAACCTGCTTAAGTAGGTAACCACCAAGCTAAGAAGAGGGCGGAGCATTAGCTCTGCCCTTTTTTTATGATATTATTTAATAAAATTCACTGAGGCATAAGCATGGCTACCAAGATAAAGCTCATCCAATCAATGTACAGCCAGATGCGTATCAGTGGTCTGACGGTTAACCCGACACCAGAAGATATCGAGGTCGCTCTCTACCGGCTTGAAGACATGATGGCTGAGTTCCATGGCAGGACGTTAGACTTTGGTTACCTGTTCGAAGAACACCCAAAACCCAACACAGAGTCAGGTGTTGACCGAGAGCATCACCGCATGATTGCAAGCAACCTTGCTATCGAATTGCTCGACGACTTTGGTAAAGATATTCCACAAAATTTATCGATGAGAGCTACATCAGCTTTCACCGCATCATCTGCAGTGCTCGCGCGTGAGCGATTGCGCGAAGTTCAGTACCCATCACGCATGCCTCGTGGCTCTGGTAACCGCAGATTTAATCGGCACCGAACTTATTACCCAACAGCAACTCCGCCAGTGACTGAAGCAAGCAACGAGATCATGTATGCCGGCGACATCGATGATTTCGTCGCTGACTTCGTGACTTATTTGTCAACACATGGTGGTGAGATAGACCAATTTGATATTAAGGTCACAAAAGGTCTCGAGTTAATCACCTCAGTGCAGGAGAGTAACCGCAACAAAATTCTCTACCGCATCAAGGCACTGGACGTATCGAAGTCTGTCAGCCATGTTGAGACGGTCACGATCAGCATCGCTACAACGACTGGTCGTATCGAATCTCAGCAACGCATCTTTGAGGTGAAGCCACTGACGAACGACACGAGCTTCCCTGCGCCACCACCACCAACTCCGCCACCAACTTTTCAGGCGTTGGTGCAGGCTGAAGACACCATCACCAGTAACACCATCAATGTGAACACAGCGTTTACTGTTGACTGGGGTGATGGCACAAAGATTGCTTATGGCGCAGGTGATGCTATCGATGTCGCTAAGGGTTTCGGCGCCATTATCGTCGAGAGTGTAAGCTCGCCAACTCAAATTATATTTACCAGTGACACGTTCACCGATATCGATATCACTGTCAGTGACACGCTGACGAATATGGAAGCGATGTGTAATAACCTGAGCAAGCTAACAAGCTTCGCAGTTGCAGACACATCAAACGTCACGAATATGGGTAATGCTTGGAGGCGTTGTACTGGCTTAACTTCGTTCCCGATGATAGATGCATCATCAGTGCAGTACGCATCTTCTGCTTGGAGTGGTTGCTTAGGTTTGACAGACTTCCCTGCTATCGATTTACCTGTAGCGCTTTCATTGATGGCAACGTGGTACGACTGCTCCGGCTTAACATCTTTCCCTGATATTGATTTTTCTTTGTGTCCTGACTTCAGGTCAACATGGAATGGATGCTCTGGGTTGACATCATTTCCTGCTTCCGACATGTCATCAGCAACTGACATCCATGGAGCATGGGCAAGTTGTTCTGGTCTGACATCATTCTCTGCAATTACTCTTACCAGTGCTATCGATGAGATATCTGGTGCTTGGGCGGGATGCACTAGCCTGACAGCATTTCCTTTTATAAATATATTGGGAGCAACAAAGGCAACGGCGTCATGGACGAACTGTCCATTGTTAACGTCATTCCCGTTGTTAGACTTCTCCACTGTTGAGCTACTGAACGATGCATGGAACAGTTGCGTTGGGTTGACATCGTTCCCTGCCATTAACACTTCGAATGTTCAGACTATTCGTCTGGCGTGGTTCGGTTGCTCCGGTCTGACAAGTTTCCCTGCGCTTGATTTTGGCAATGTTGTAGATATGTGGTCTACGTGGAAGGGATGCTCAGGCTTAACCTCATTCCCAGTAATCGATATCTCTAGCATGTCGGCGCTGTATAGTTGTTGGTTCGATTGCACAGGGTTGGTAACCTTTCCACAACTTGACTACAGCAATCTCACTGAGTTTGGTGAGACGTGGCAGAACTGCTCATCACTGGAGGCAATGCCACCAATGAGCACAGCAGGCATGACTGTGTTTAATCGCATCTTCTCAGGCTGTACCTCGCTCGTTTGCTTATCAAGTCTCGACACATCGAGCCAGACAAGCACTGTTGATATGTTTGCTAATACGCCTGCTCTAGTCGCTCCTGATGCCGGTGAGCAGATATTATTGGAAACTGGTGGCACTTATGTCAACGGTTCAGCCTGTCCATAGGAGACGATATGCAACAAGACACAGCAATCTCTTTACTCGGCGGTGACTCGGTTGATGACACTTCTGATTTTCGGAGCGCTCTGCCTATTAATATGGTGGCGATTAACAAGGAGATTCTGAACGCTAAAGGCTACCTGTTGATGCACTCCGGTCTGACGTTCTTCGCCAGTGGTGAAGGCATCGACCGTGGAGCTATCTGGAACCAACGCATGAAGATCCACTTCAGAGTGTCTGGTCAGAAGCTGATCGCAATCGATGCCGGCGGTAGCACAGTCGTTCTTGGTGCCATCGAAGGTCTCGACTCGGTAAGCATGCCGTACTCGTTCAACACGCAGGCAATCGTCGCTGACGGTCGCTACTATCTGTATGACCCAGTTGGTGGCTTCAGAGAAGTGGTTGATATCATCTCTCCTCCTGCGCCACCAGAAGACCAGTCAATCGTTGGTGACCCTATCGACGCAGTGTTTCTCGATGGATACTACGTCTTCATCGATGAGGAGAATGTCTATCACACCAATCTCACCAACGAGGCAAAGATAGACGCGCTGTCGTTTGGTACCGCAGAGATATCACCTGATCCGAATGTTGGTCTGGGTGTGACAGTTGATAACAAGCTGATGATATTCGGGCGCTACAGCATCGAGTACATGAACAACGTGGCGACAGAAAATTTTGCCTTCAGTCGCATACCATCACGCGCAATTAAGACAGGTCTGATCGGTACGCATGCGAAGGTTCAGATTGAGAACGTCTGGTACTTCATGGGCGGTCGCAAAGAGAGTGACATCTCAATCTACGCGGTGACTGTCGGCATGGCTGAGATGATGTCGTCTCGTGAAGTTAACAAGGTGCTGAACAAATATTCCGAAGATGATTTAGCTGACGCCGTGCTCGAGGGCAGGGTTGAGGATGATCAGCATTACCTCATCGTTCACTTGCAACATGACTCGCTGATGTTCAACATCGGTCTGGCTAAAGTTCTCGGTCTTGATCAGGCGTGGACGCGCCTTAAGTCAGATGTGCAGAGCGAGAACCCATGGCGCGGTAAGCACGGTGTCTTCGATCCACGTTTGGCAAAATTCGTCTACGGTGACAGGCAGAACCAAGCCATCGGCATCCTCGATGACTCTGTGACTACGCACTATGATCACCTTGTCGAGTACGCTATGTTCACGCCGTTTATTCAGCTTGAAGAGATGAGCATCGATGAGGTGCAGGTTGATACTATTGCCGGTTACACCAAGGACAAGGACGCAACTGTTGCCATCTCTATAACGTATGACGGAGAGCACTACTCTCGTGAGTGGTGGGCGCATTATGGTCTACCATCTGAGTATCAGAAACGATTTATCGCTCGGCGCCTCGGTTATACTCGGCGCCTCGGTTATATCCGGCACTGGTTTGCGTTAAAATTCAGAATAGCATCGCGCAGTCGCATGGCGTTCGCGCTGTGTAAAATTAAATTCAGCTAAAGGTGAAGTCATGGCTAAAGTAGCAATCGGTATCGACATTTTATTTGTACCCGACCCAACAAAGGGTGGTGTCATTGCGCTTGGTGATGTCTTCATCGGCAACCCAGACACTGACCCAGAGGTTGAGGCAAATCGTGTTGACGTGACGGTCGTTCAAGAGGACGGATCTGCGGTATTAATCTCACCATCAGCTCAGCCTCTTGGCACTGGCGCAGGTGGCGTATTACTCTATCAGGGTAGCGCGGTTGCTGTTCTTGTCGAGGGCGAGTAT